AAATTTAATGATGCTTTTTGTGATGGATTAGAATGGAGAACTATCACTATAGTAGGTGCTAGACCGGGAACAGGAAAAACTTTATTTATGGAACAGTTGATTAGTGATATTATAGAACACAACACTGACCAAGAATTTAGAGTTTTAAAGTTCCAGATGGAAATGGTTGATGAAACCAATGGAATAAGAAAATTAAGTCTGAATACAGGTTCTGATTACAATACATTAATGAGCAAGGGTGGCAATCCTGTAGATGAGAAAGTATTCTATAAATGTGTTGAATATTATGAAAAGTCTATTGATAAAGACTTTATAAATGTAGTTTATGATTCATGTACCGTTGATGAAATGTGTGCTACCATTCATTATGAAATGGAAAAACAGAGGAAAGAAGATGGAGAATTTACAAACATGTTGATTACTATAGACCATTCAGCACTATTTAGAGTTGGCAGAGGACAAAGAGATAAATTTGAGATGTTAAATAGCTTAGGTGAGGCTCTCACCATTATGAAAAAGAAATATCCAATTGCTTTTGTAGTATTAAGCCAACTTAATAGAAATATTGATTCTCCTGATAGACAGAGAGATGGTGAATATGGAAATTATGTATTAGATTCTGATATATATGGGTCAGATGCCCTATTGCAACATGCAGATGTAGTTATGGGAATTAACAAACCTTCAATTAGAAAAATTAGACAGTATGGACCTGAAAGATTTATTATAAATGATGAGGACATGTTAATCTTTCATTTCTTAAAGTCTAGAAATGGTACAACTAGAATAAGTTTTTTTAAACTTGATAGAAGTACTATGAGAATTGTTGAAATAGACACACCACCCCAAGCAACAAAAAAAATAGCAATTTAAAAACAAACAAATGAGTATTAGAAAAGAAAAAGAAAAAGATTTCTATCTTAAACACTTAGAAACTTTTAAAAATCTTAAAATTGATGAACCTTTCTTTACCATAAAAACTGCATTCTTTCAAAAAGGAAAATATGGAAGACATGTTCAGTTTTTTGAATGGGAGTTAAAAAAGAATGAAGACATTTACATAGAGTTCTATGATAATGTAAAAGACAGTCAAGGCATAGATGTAGATGTAGTACCAATGAATAGTGATAGACAATTATTTAAGTTTAAAAATAATCCGTTTTTTTATGAAGAATATGAGGTAAGAGAAACTACAAATGGAAAAGGTGAAAGTTATTCTACCTATACTGTTCCAGTTTCTGAGATATCAGCTGTTCTTAAAGATGGTACAGAGATAACATATATGCGTTATGAAAAAAGAAAATCTGATGTTGATACCAAATTAAAAATAGAAGAGGATGGTCTTCCTAAATTACAAAAAAGTCTAAGTTTATTTCCTGACTTTGAACAACAATTTCCAACTACAGTAGAAATTAATTTAGAAAATAATAATGAATCAGCTTCTGATATTTTATTAAGAATTGCAACAGATTTTGAAAAATTAGCACAAAAACTAAAGTAAGATGAGTATAGTACTTCCAACAAAAAAAGAAAAACCAACAAGATTTAATCCTAAAAGATTAATTATTTATTCTAAACCTAAAACAGGAAAAACAACTGCTTTTTCTGGCCTAGAAGATAATTTATTAATGGATTTAGAAAATGGTTCTGATTATGTAGAGGCTATGAAAATTAAAATTTCAAGTCTTAAGGAACTTCTAGATGCTGCTAAAGCAATTGAAGAAGCAAATAAGCCATATAAGTATCTTACTATAGATACAGTAACTGCATTAGAAGATATGGTAATGCCTTTGGCAATAAAATTATACAAAGAAACATCTATGGGTAAAAACTATGATGGAGACAATGTATTAAGTTTACCTAATGGTGCAGGATATTTATATTTAAGAAAAGCTTTTTTTCAAATTTTAGATTTAATTGATACCTTAGCACCCCATATTATTTTATCTGGTCATATCAAAGACAAACAGGTAGATGATAAAGGAGAAATGGTAATGGCTGCTAACATAGATTTAACTGGTAAAATTAAATCCTTAATATGTGCTAATGCTGATGCAATAGGATATATGTTTAGAAAGGGTAATAAAACAATTTTGTCTTTTAAAACTAATGAAGAAGTTACGTGTGGTGCACGACCAGAACACCTAAGAAATGAAGAAATAGTAATTTCTGAAATGAATGACAAAGGTGAAATTATTTTTCACTGGGATAAAATATATGTGTAACAAATAAAAAAAAATAAAAATGGGATTAAGTACAACAGACTTGGGCACAGGCTCAGGAGGAGCAAAAACAATTGCACCAGGTAATCATGTATTAAAAATTAATAGTCTTGAATTAGAAGATTTTAGATTTATTGAAGGTGCATATCATTTAATATTACATGTTGAAACAGAACCTATTGCAGGTTTTGAAGGATTTATGATTGATAAAGATGATGAATCAAAAGGACATTATGAAGGTCAAATTGGTAGAGTAAAAGCTAGTCAATATGCATTTGCAGATGGTGAAACTAAATCTGGAATTAAAATTCAAAGAGACAGATCAATATTAATTTTCTTACAAAATTTATCTAAAACTCTTGGTTTTAATGAATGGTTTGTAGGAGAAAATGATAAACATAGTACTATTGAAGATTTTGTAAATGCTTTTAACAAAGCAGGTCTTTTTCAAGATAAGTATTTAGAATTTTGTGTAGCTGGTAAAGAATATTTAAACAAGTCTGGTTATATTAATTATGATATGTATTTAGCTAAATCAGAAAAAGGTAAATATGCTTATGGTGAAATTGAAGAAGGTAAAGTTTTAGTTTATGATGAAGCAAAATATCTTAAAAAACTAGAAGTTACTGAAGTAAAGAAATTTGGTGATGATGATGATTTTTCTACAACTACAAAATCAAGTTCTGATTTCAATTTAGACTAAATAAAATTTAGTTATAAGAGGAATCAGAAATGGTTCCTCTTTTTTATTGTTAAAATTTATATTATGATTTCAACTAAACACATAATTTCAGATTTAAGTGATGTACCAAGAGAATGGGTTTTTGAAAATTATCTTAACTTAAAAGAAAAACTCACAGGACAAGATGTTAAAATATTATCTGCTTTTAATTCAAAAGATAAAGTACCTTCAATGTGTATTTATACAGATACAATTTCAGGATACTATAAGTTTAAAGATTTTTCATCTGGTATTCAAGGAGATAGCATAGAATTAGTTAAAGCATTATATAATATGCCAACTAGAGCTAATGCAGTAAATAAAATACTTTCTGATTATGAAGACTTTCTTGCTAATAATACTTTTTTTGAAAAAAGAGAGTTTAAAATTCATGATAAATTTAAAGTAGTTGACCATGAAATAAGACATTGGAATACAATAGATCAACAATATTGGACAAGATTTAAAATTGGTTCTAAATTACTTGAGCATTATAATGTATCACCATTGCAGTATTTTACAATGAAAAAAAAAGATATAGATGGTAATATACTTTTATTTAAATTTGAAAGACCATATACTTATGGTTATTTTAGAAATGATGGTTCTTTGTATAAAGTTTATATGCCAAAAAATTCTGATAAAAAATTCATTAAAGTACAAAATTATGTACAAGGTCTTGATCAAATAAGTTATGAAAAAGATTATTTAATTATAACTTCTTCTTTAAAAGATCTTATGGTATTTCAAAAACTCAAAATAGTTAATGCAGAATCTATAGCACCAGACAGTGAAAATACTATGATTCCAGAAACTATAATTAGTAAACTTAGTAAAAGTTATAAATCTATAATTGTATTGTTTGATAATGATGAACCAGGAATAAAAGCTGCTGAAAGATATAAACATAAATATAATTTTAGTTATGTTGTTCTTCCTATGGAAAAAGATTTATCTGATTCAGTAGCAAAACATGGTATTGATAAAGTTAGAGATATATTATTACCTTTACTAAAACAAGCATTATGAGTTGGATTTACCAAGGTAAAAAGTTTACTGAAATAAATATACCAGAAAATGGTATTGGATTTATCTATCACATGTCAGTGATATTAAATGGAAATACTTATGCCTATATTGGTAAAAAGAATTTCTTTTCAAATGTAAAAAAGAAACTTGGTAAAAAAGCTTTAGCATTAGTTACTGATAAAAGGTTAAAGAAATATACTAAAGAACAAAAAGCTAATTTTGAAAATTACTATAGTAGCAATCAACAATTAAAAGAAGCTCACAAAGCAGGAGTTATTATTAAAAGAGAGATCTTGTTAATTTGTTATTCTGCTACAGAATTAACTTATCAAGAAGTAAAGCACCAGTTTAAATATGAAGTGCTTGAGAAAGAAAATTATTTAAATGCCAATATCCTTGGCAGATTTTACAAAACAAAATAATTATGAATGAAAATGAAATGACAGACCTTCTATTAAAGTTGGCTGACCTTGGTGTGACCGGAATTAAGATATTCTACTCAGGTGGAGGAGATTCAGGAGATATTGATGATGTTGTATATACTACAACAAAAGAAGCTAGTTTTGATGATATTAATACTTTAAATAGTTATGGAGAAAATCTTCTTAATTTACAAACACTTGATGATGAACTTGCAGATAAAATAAAAGATTTTGCAAATGAAAACATTCTAAATGATTTAGAAGATTGGTGGAATAATGATGGTGGATATGGAGTAATGCTTATTAAAATTCCTTCAGGTCAATATGAAATCAGTAATATGATTTATGTTACTGATACTGAAGAATTTGAACATGATGGGGATTTAATTAGTAAAACTTTAGAATAATGGCACATCCATGGGAACATGCAAAATCTTCTGCTAGAAAGTTTGGTAATATGATTATTTAATTGTACATTTACTATATATTTAATTATAATCTTATGAGCAAATTTAAAAGAACAATGGTTTTTACTTCAGGAGAAGTTTTAAAAACTGCAAAAGGTGTATTAACAGATTGGACATTTATTAATGAATCTCATTCTAATTCAATTACTGGTAGAAGATATATAAATGCTAAGTGTAAGTGTGGTAGAGAAAAAACTATTTGTATTAACAATATTAGATGTGGTAATAGCATATGTTGTGGAAAAACACCTTGTGGAAAAAAAATAACTAAAGAAAGAGATATAGAAGTAGGTTATAGATGTATTTTGTATGTATATAAAAAACATGCAAAAGATAGAGGATTTACTTTTGATCTTGATTATGATTATTTTAAAAAATTAACAAAAGGTAACTGTCATTATTGTGGAATAGAACCTATTCAGGTTTATCAATTAAAAAACCCTAAAACTGGTAAAATTAGATCTGGTGTACCTGTAATATATAATGGTGTAGACAGAGTTGATTCAACTAAAGGTTATTTTAATGATAATGTAGTTACTTGTTGTAAAATTTGTAATAGAGCTAAAAGTAATTTACCTCTTGATGAATTTAAAGAATGGGTAAGTAAAGTTTATTTAAAAACAATTAAAATTAATTAAAAATGAGTCATCCAATACAGCATGCTAAATCAGCAGCAAGAAGATGGGGAGGAGTATGGGAGGATTATATAGCTATTGAGGAGTGGTTTGATGAAACTAAGGCTTGGATAGGACACAGTAAACACAGAATGTTTAGACATCATAGTGAAGGTATATTTGAATGTGAAAAAGTATTTGGTAACTCATTTATAAATTCAAATGGTAAAACTGTATACACTAGATATGTTGCAGAACAGCATGTAAAAGAAGATTGTAATAATTACATTCCTACTGCTAAAGAATGGGTTGATATGATATCATCAGGTAAACCTAAAGAATGGGCAATAAAAACACTTAAAATAGAAGACTGATGACAGAAGAAAGAAAAGAAGAATGGTATTCAAAAATTAAAGAAGCATCTGCTCTTTGGTTTAAAGAAAATCCTGATTATCATCCTGCATTTAATTATTATGATTCAGGTGAAGTTAGTATTCCAAATGATCCTGAGTACTATAGATTACCTACAGCAATGTGGAAAGAATATCATGAAGAATTGTATAATGCTAAAATAGAAGACTAATGAAGATTATTGGAATAATAGTATTGGTTATACTAGGAATCAGTTTATTACTGTTAACATGCATGGGTTTGTATGCTCTTTGGTTTATGGCTTTTCCTGAATTTATTAATAAAATAAAAACTAAAATTAAAGACTAATGGAAAAAATAATAAAATGGTCAGGATATGATTGGATAACTCAAGAAAGATGGGGAAATATTCATCCAGATAAACTATATAATTGGTATGATTCAAGTGCTGTAGAAATTGTAGGAGAAAACTTAGTATTAAAAACTCATTACAATCCTAAAAAGTTTACAGTTAATAACAAGAAAATTATAAGTAACTATGGTGTCGGGTTAGTTTCTAATACAACCAAATTTGAGTATGGCTATTTTGAAATAGAAGCAAAATTACCAACAGGTAAAAATTTATGGCCTGCTTTTTGGATGTGGTCATTTGATGCTTGGCCTCCAGAAATAGATATTCTTGAAGCTTATAGTTCTATAAAAAAACCATCTTATTTTAAATTTTATTTAGACTCATTGTTTGGTTTTTGGAATGTTCAAACAAACTATCATTATGAGACAAAAGATAAAAAAGGATCAGTTGGAGGTAAAACACATTGGTTTGGATTTAAAAATCCACAAAAAAACTTTATTAAATACGGATGTTTATGGGAAGAACATCAAATTGTTTTTTATTACAATGAAAAAGTAGTTAGAATTATTAAAGATAAAGCAATACTAAGCAACCTTAAAGGTGCTAAAATGAATGTTATAATAAACAATCACATTAGAAAAGATATTGGTAATGTTGGCTCATCTGAGTTTATTATAAAAAGCTTTAAGTACACAAAAAATATGTAATAAGTTATATAAAACATTAATTAAAACATTTAAAATAGAAAAATAATGACAGAAGAAGAATTATATAAGTGGATATACAATTTAAAATTGCAAACACTTACAGATGAACTTAAAGATACTATAGTTGAAAAAATTCAAGATGTAGTTTGGACTTTAACAAATAAATAATATGATTTTAAACAAACAAGAAATTAAAAACATATTGAATATGTTACTTTCTGAAGATAAAGAAAATGCTATAATTGCTTTTTCTTGTCTTAACAACTATGCTTATAAAAAACATTTAGGTTACTTATTAGTATTATATCAATTTGGTAGAACATCAGCTGAAGAATGGGAAAAAGAATGTAAAAAAGTTTTTAAACTTATAAAAAATGTTTTAAAACTTAATAATACAGACTATAGATTACCCTCTTCTACAGTATTTTCTGCTTTAATAGATAATAAATGTAATGAAGAATCAATAGAATTATATTTAGAATTATTTACTAATCAACTTTCTAATAATTTATATAATATGGGTTATCCTACAGATAAATTAGAAATAAATGTAAAAATAAAAGACAATGACTAGAGAAGATACTTTAAGTAAAACAGGAAAAGATTTAATGTTGAAAGAGCCCTATTATGGGTTCTTTCTCATTAAACTAAATAAAATTTGGAATAAAAGAATACCAACTGCTGGTGTTTGTAAAAATGGTATTAATTACCAATTAGCAATAAATGAAGATTTTTGGACAAATTTATCTGAAGATCATAGATTAGGTTTACTTAAACATGAGCTTTTACATATTGCTTTCGGTCACTTAACTACTGTATTTAAATTTAGTGATAGAAGATTAGCAAATATTGCTATGGATATGGAAATAAATCAATATATTAGTGATGACTTACTACCAGTTGGTGGTATTGATATTAATAATTATCCTGATTTAAATTTAGAAACTAAAGCAGGTTGTAGATATTATTATGATAAGCTTAAAGAAGCTAAGAATGAGAAAGATACAAATGGTACAAGTGGTGATGAAAAGTATGATGATCTTTGTGATCAAATGGATGCTGGTGATGGTGCTGATCTGCCTGACCATAGTACTTGGGATGATTTTGAAAATCTTACAGAAGCTGAACAAAAGCTTATTGAGAAACAAGTACAGAAAATACTCTCAGATGCAAAAGAAGACACACTTAAAAAGAGAGGTAATGTACCTGGAGAAATAGAAGGTGTTCTTATACTTGAAGAAGTTGTTGCTGCCAAGTTTGATTGGAAAGGATATATCAGGAGATTTAATGGAGTTTCAACTAAAGTTTATACTAAGAAAGTTAGAAGAAAAGAAAATAAAAGATATGATGCAAATCCTGGTCTTAAAATTAAGATGAAACAGCATATGTTATTGGGTATTGATACTTCTGGATCAGTAAGTGATCATGAACTACAAGAGTTTATGAATGAAATACACCATATACATAAGTCAGGTGTAGATATTACAGTTATACAATGTGATACAAGAATCAATTCTATTGAAGCTTACAAAGGTAAATTAGAAATGACTGTATCAGGAAGAGGAGGAACAGAGTTTGATCCTGTCTTAAACTATTATAATGAAAATCAAGGTTTATATACAAGTTTAGTATATTTTACTGACGGTGAATGTAATACATCTGTAACACCAAAAGGAAATGTTCTTTGGGTTTTGTCAGAACAATCATATATGAATGAAGATCTTCCAGGTAAGGTCATTAAATTAGAATTATAAAAAGAAAATTATGAGTCAAGTACAATTAAATGTTGAAGAATTAAAAGGATTTATTAAGCACATGGTTAACAATAACCAACATATTCAAAAGGAAGGTAAAGTTCCTGTAGCTATTAATATTGAAGGAGATGCAGGTCTTGGTAAAACTTCTGCTATTATGCAGTTAGGTAAAGAACTTGATATGCAAGTGGTAAAGTTAAATCTATCTCAGTTAGAAGAATTAGGTGACTTAGTTGGTTTTCCTGTAAAAGAATTTGAAATAACAAATGCTGAAGGTAAAACTACCTGGATTAATGAATCTCAAATAAATGCAGCTACTGCAAAAGGTTATAAAATATCAGGAAAAAGAATGTCCCATGCTGCTCCTGAATGGATTCAAGGCAAAGGTGAAGGTGGATTTTTAGTATTAGATGATTATACTAGAGCTGACCATAGATTCATGCAAGCTACCATGGAGATCTTAGATAGACAAGAATATGTTTCTTGGAAACTTCCTAAAAACTGGCATGTAATCTTAACTACTAATCCAGACAATGGTGACTATAATGTTACTAGTCTTGATGTAGCTCAGAAAACAAGATTTATCTCATGTGAGCTTAAGTATGATGTAAAAGTATGGGCTAAGTGGGCTGAGACCGCAAATATTGATGGTAGATGTATAAATTTTATGTTAATGCATCCTGAATTAGTCACACAAAAGATTAATCCAAGATCAGTAACTACATTCTTTAATGCTATTAGTTCTATTTCTAAGTTTGAAAATGACTTACCTTTAATCCAAATGATTGGTGAAGGTTCAGTTGGTCCAGACTTTAGTTCTATGTTTACTATGTTTATCAATAACAAATTAGATAAAATTATTTCTCCGGAAGATATCTTGACTAAAGATGAAGCATATGTAATGGGAGCATTAGATGCTTCTGTAGGTAAAGATGATGATTTTAGAGCAGACTTATCTAGTATTATTGCTACCAGAGTAATAAATTATTCTTTGGTTTATTCTGAAAAGAATACAATTACAGATGCATTTACTAATAGACTAATTAAACTTACTACAGATTGTAATGCATTTACTGATGACCTTAGATATTATATGATTAAGGAAATTGTAAATGGCAATAAACTTAAGTTTAGTAAACTGATGATGAACAGTGATGTTGTTAAAATGGCTGTAAAATAAATTAATTATTAATCATAATAAGGGAGGGTAAAACTTCCCTTATTTAATACAAAAAAATGGCATATTTATATTTAGATTTTCATTATTCACTTGAAAATAATAGACTTATTGAAGTTGATGTAAAAATTGAAACAACAAATTATTTTGATCCAAGTATTGATACTTTTAATATTAATCAAAATGGATACACTCCTATGAAAGGAGATAAACTTTATTTTTTACCAGGCGTTAATATTCCTAGGATAAAACTTAAAGACTTGGCTACTAAATTTGGTATCCGTACAGTAAGAGATGTAAGTGAAGCAAATGTAATATTTGGTTCTTCTAAAACAAAAGATAAAATAACAGGATATTCATGGAAATATAAAATTCCAACAACTCTTGTGCAATTATTTTTTGAAACATATAAAAATGATATGGATGATTATCAATTTAGTAAAATAGATAATGCATTAGAATTTTATACAGAAGAATATATTTTAACTGATTGGTCAACAGCAAGAACTTTTACAGATAATGACCTACCACAGTGGAACAGTTATTCACAACAACCAGCATATACAGACTATCACTCAAAAAGTAGATCTAGTTCAGAGCATGTGCATGAAATAAATAAAGATTATATTCATTTATATCAACTTATTAAAGGTAGAGAAATTATAGATGAATCTTGTTTATTAGATCAACTTAATGGAGATGATGCTGTTATAATAGATGCTGATATGTTTACACAATTATCTACAATGTTTAATAGTTCAGATGATGATAATCATATTCTTGCTATGGAGATACTAGCTAATTCTAAGTATAAAGAAAGTTTATTATATATTGAAATGTTATTTAAAGATTATTCATATAAAATAGGAAATTGTCATACTAAAAATCATGTTAATTTTAAATCTTTATTAAGTTATTTAAGTAAAGCTAATAGATATATTGACACTAGTTTAGATAATATAATGGAATCTTTGATATCTAAAAAAGTTTTAACTAAGGATAAAGTAGATATATTACTTTATAACTATGGTGATGAAATAAAAAATAGAGGAGACTCAAATTACTTTAAAGTGCAGACAATAACAGTAAATGAAGATACTCTAAGTTTATTAAATGAAAATTATAATTATAAAGTTATTAAAGACTATGAGCCTTTAATTGTTGAAAACTTAGAAGAAGAAGAATTAGATGAAGTTATAGAAGATGAATTAATAACTGAAATTGTTAATGAACCTATAGAAATTGAAATAATAATTGAAGATGAAAAAGAATTACTAATATTAACAGAATCTAAAACAGAATCTAATGAATCTACAGATATCGACTGGTTCTGATGAACTAGATAACTTTTATAAAAAAGATTTTTATTTTAGTTATAGCAGTATAAATAAACTTTTGTTTTCACCAAGAATGTTTTATTCTCATTATGTATTAAAGCAGAAGGAAGATAGTAAGGATGCTCACCTGGTAACAGGGAGTGTCCTTCATTGTCTTTTATTTGAACCAGATACCTTTGATGATAAATTTATTTTATTACCTGGAAAACTACCAAGTGGAAACAATAAAATAATTATTGATAATATTTTTAAATACCATTTTAAATCAGAAAATAATTTATTATCTTTGGATGATTATTCTCAGGAGATTATTTCTGAGCTCTATACAATTAACTTACACCAATCTCTCAAAACAGATCAGCAAAGGCTTGATAAAATTCTCACAACAGATCACAAGGAATACTTTGAATTTTTAAAATTAAGTTTATCTAAAGCAATAGTAGATCAAGACACTTTGAGCGGCTGCAAAGTAAGTGTTGAGATACTTAAACTTAACAGTTCTGTTAGGGCTTTACTACAACTTGATAAAACAAAAGAGGATACTCACATCACTGTGCATAATGAGTTGCCATTAGCTATTGATGTTGATAATTTATCTTTTGGTTTTAAAGGTATATTAGATAATGTTGTTATAGACTCTGAGTCTAAAACTGTATTTATTAATGACCTTAAAACAACTGGTAAAAACTTAATAGACTTTCCAGAATCAGTTCAGTATTATAAGTATTGGATGCAAGCTGTTGTATATGAAAAATTAGTTTTTCAAAAGTTTATAAAAGATTTACCAGATAGTCTTGAATGGAATATAATTGTTACATTTATTGTAATAGATAAATACAACCAAGTGTATCCTTTTCAAGTCTCACAAGAAAGTTTAACTATTTGGCAAGATAACTTTGAAAAAATTATTGATACTGTAAAGTATCATTATGAAAACAAAGATTATACTTTACCTTATGAGTTAGCAATTGGTAATTTAAAATTGTAAATTATGGCTTTAACTGCGCTTTATAGGAAGTATTTCCAAAAGTCTAAGATATTTATGTATCCTATCTTAGACATAAAAAGAGGATCATGTGCTGTTCCAACTGAAACATATATTAGTTGGAAAGATATACATAACTCTGAGGATGCAAAACTAATCTGTGTTTATCACACTAAAAATGACCCAGAATATATCCAGTTTGAAAATAATGTTTTATTAAAACATAACAGACTATGTGATTATTCTAAGGTAGATAGCACAACTAGTGTATTTATATTTGATTTTTCTGATTTAAAAAATGATTGGTTCCAATTTATAAATGGAAAGTATAGTAAAATCAATGAAAGTCTGAAGCGCAAAATTTTAAATTATTTTGATGATAATAGTGCAAACCATATTTATGTAGAAAGTTATTTGTTTCCAGATAAGTTTTATGAACAATATGCAAGTATACTAAATGTAGATGTTAGCTTACTTAAAACAGTAGGTGAATTATGTACTAAACCTGATTTAGAAAAAGAAACACTACTGATTATAGTAGAAAATTTGGAAAATATAAAAATTCTAAATTAATTTGCATTAACTTTATTAAAAAATAATAAAATGAGAAAAAATAGTGAATCAAAAGGTTTTACTGAAAGTGAAAAAAATTCATCTCAATTAAAAAAAGCTACTTCTAATAAATTAAAATCTTTAATAAAAGGTCAAAAAATAGAAGCAGGTTATAAAAAAGTAAATTATGATGAATTAATGAATCCATACAGGGAATTACTTAAAGCAAATCCTAAAGCTAAAAAAGAAATGCAAAAATTATTATATAAAACCAAAGAAATAATAAATAAAAAATCTAATGTTAAAAATAACAAAAGATAATTTATTTTATTAATTTTAACAGTTAATTAAAAATTAAAACAAAATGACAGAAAAATCAATGATGCTGGTTCAAGCAACCTGGCAAGACAAACAAACTTTTAGATTAATACCTATTAGTGATAGTTGTCCTTATGTAGAA